CGAATTCAAACACTAAATGTTCTTATACCCACTATTGTTCACGACAATGTCAAGTGGAAGAATCGAGCTTGAGTACATTCCGGAAACCGGACGATACTCTCTTCGCACACGGGCGACGGTGTGGGTCATCAAATGGTGGCTTCGCATCCGACGACTGTTGGAGCGACTCTCGGTTATGGGACCTCTCAACGTACGGGATATTTCCTGGGCAATTGAGAAGGTGGTGGAAAGACGCAAGAATCTTCGGCAGATTCTATGCGACCAGCTGGCAAAAGTACATCTATTGCCAGTCAGCCGCTCTCACACACATCGGAGAGCCGCGCAGTTGCGAACCTCGGTCAACCAGTTCATGAATGACGCTGCACGTAGAGCCGGTTTCACACCCTATAACGTTTCCAAATCAGGTCACGATTATGAGGGGGGAAGCCGATATTTCTACATGCAGAAAGATCTCAGTACGGGTTATACCGACGACGCAGTAACCGACAACACTGCTTTCATTTTCTGTGATGTCGATTACTACTGCGATATGGCTAGGTGGATGATGCACTTCAAACCAATCATCATCTACACCTTGGTTCCGGAGACGGTTTGCCACCGCGGCCCGGATTACAGCTTCTTTATCAAGGATAACGAAGTCGTTTATTCGGTGTCAGGCGGCGGTAAGTATCAACATCGACTATGGGATTACTCTGGTGATACCATGTCGGTCGTCGATCCCAGCGGAGCGTTGTGCGTGTTCAACGTTGAGCAGAAAAAGCTCGACGATGACCCCAACCGGCGCATCGTTTGGTTGGTGCCAATGGCACGAATCCCCGGCCCTATTTGGGCATGGGTTTTTGAGGCCGGCACCATCTCCCGGAAAACCATCACCCACGACAACATCTCAATGGTCTACGAATCAATCACGGACAGAATGTCGGTTGCCAGAAATGGCGCCCAGCATTCAGTTGAGCTCTTGGGTAAGACCTATGCTGCTATCCAGAAGCGTTTAGCACATAAACAGTCACCACCAGTAGTCGCCGACATTGAAAGGCTACTGCTGGCGTCTGGGTCTAAAACCGCACCTGTGGACGCACCCATCCTATACGAGCTGGTTGCCGAAACTGACTTTGTGCCCAACGTCGTGTTGACCACGGCGGTAGAAGCACACTTTCAGCCCCTCGGCAGCTTGCATACGGAGGATGGGCCACAAACCGGTCGAGTGGTCGGCAACTCATTGTTGTCGGAGCCGTCAGTATATCCCAATCGTGGGGTGTGCGCGGACGAAGCCACAGTAGCCGGGCGCATCCATAAAGTGCGTAACAACATCGTGCCGACCAAGCAGTACAAGGTTTGGGCCAAGGAATTTGTGGAATTCCTTGTGCCAGAACCCGGTAAAGGATCCCCCCTCACGCCAGGCCAAGTCAGGCAGCTGCAAAACACTCCGCAGCAAGCCGCCAGGTACAACCAGGTGGAGCACCTCCTATCCTGTTTTGCAGGTAATAGGTTGGAAGCCTTCATCAAAGCAGAGCCATACGCCAACGTAAGCGACCCTCGGAACATAACAACAATGTCCCCCGAGCTGACGGTTATGATGTCGTGCTTTACTTATGCCTTCAAGGAGCAATGCTTGAAGAAACAGAGTTGGTATGGACCCGGCAAGACCCCGAAGCAGATAGCTCGTCGGCTTCAACAGTTAGCCCAGCGCGCAGCACGAATGGTGTCGACCGACTTCTCCCGATTCGACGGCACCATCAGCGAATTCTTGCAAAAGAATATCGTTCAGGCGTCTTATCTCCGGTGGGTAGCTCCTGAATACCGAGCCGAGTTGGCTGGGTGGTTCAAGGAGGTTTTCCGGCAGGTGGGGAAAACCGCTAATGGTATTAAATTCGAACCTGGCTTCGGAACCAGAAGCGGGAGCCCCATTACCACCGATGGAAACACGGAAATAAACGCCTTCGTGATGTACTGCGCATTGCGGTTGGTTGGCCACTGCCCCGAAGAGGCATGGCGGCTACTCGGTCTCGCCTATGGTGACGACGGTAGCATGCCGGACCTCGACGGTAAAGTGGCACAGGCTTTGGAACAAGCGGCGCGGGACTTGGGATTAGTCTTGAAGTCTGAGGTAATAGAGAACGGCGAACCACTACCCTTTCTGGGGCGGTTCTTCGTCGATCCACTAACCAGACTCGACTCTTTTCAGGACCCCATGCGCACGATAGGCAAGCTACACACCACGACCAACAAAGGTGTGAGCCAGGAGCAGGCTTTGTTCAACAAAGCTGCGGGCTACGAAACTACTGACTCCATGACCCCCATAATTGGATCTTGGGTGCGGAATGTCAAAAATACATATCCACACTTAAAATTCAAGGGAGCGCTGAAGGAGGAGCAGCATAAACGCAGCAATGCGTGGGTCCAGCAGGACCCTGTAGCAATCCGCGATGCCATGGCGAAAGTCATAGGCATCCTGCCCTCGGAGCTGGACGAGCTTGACAGACTGGTGCAAAACACTGCCCTGGATCGGCTGCCAGTGTTGCTCGAGAGCCGCAGAGAATTTAAAATCCCTGCGGTTCTCGGCGACGTGGTTGTCGGGCCCGGGCCGCTATTGCAACCTGACTCTCAAGATGCCAACATTCGCCCAACTCTCCGCAGCAGAGAAAGATCTCCGCTGCCGCCTACACCGGAAGCTGAACCAAGCCGTCGCCGAGAGCGTAACCGAGATCCACTGTCACCACGAGACACTGGGCCCCGGGGACCGCCTCGCCGCAGCCAGGCCCCGCGTAGCGGAGGCCTACCGCTTAGTAGAAGCGCTCGTGGCGTACTTATTCGCGGACCCCGCGGAGGTCGAGTACGCAATGAGCCAGCTACACCCGCCGTATCAACCGGTGGGTCTGGACTGACGCCTACTGCACACACCAGCAGTAGCAGCGTGAGAACCGACGCGCCTTAACCCGGCGCAGTCGCAAGTCCTCCCAAGGGGGAGGCCGCCAAGAA